GGAAGAGGACAATATCCGGCATCCATAAGTTTTCTTTCCCAAAAGTGGAAATGGAACTCAGATAAAAAGGTTCGAAATTTCTTGGATATGCTAAAAAAGGACGGAATGATAACAACAGACGCGTCCCAAGGGATGAATGTTATAACGCTATGCAATTATGACTTATACAATCCTATAAATATATCCAAGGGCGAGGATAAGGGCAAGGGTAAGGGCATAGATATAGAACAAGAAATCAAAGACTTAAAGCTATCTTTGGGCAAGCTAAGGGCAAGCCTAGGGGCAAGCGAAGAAAATGAAGGGCAAGGTAGGGGCAAGAATAATAATAAAGATAATAATAATATACCCCCTACCCCCAAATCGGGGGACACCGTCACTCCCGTTCCGGACGCGGGCGATAACTCAGAAAAGGTAAAAACATGGAAAGATGATTTCAACATCTATTTGGATTTAGTCCGTAGCGCATATAAGAGCATATGCGACGATCCAAAGATCATGGAGACCCAACAAGCCTATTATCCCGGCGTAAATATAAAACTATCTCTCGAGAAGGCTTGCACAAATTTCTGGGCAACGGATGCCGGATGGAAGCACAAGAAAAAAAGCAGGGCTAAAGAGATTGACATGAGAATGACATTGATTAACGCAATAGACAAAAACAAGGTTTATTATGGCAAGAACGAGCATCGCACAGACCTCACTTACATCGTCCCAGATTGACGGGAAACTACCTCCTCAAGCCAAGGAGATAGAGCAGATAATACTAGGGGCTTGCCTCATAGAGAGCGACGCTTTCGAGAAAATCGCCTCGGAACTATCTGAGGCTGATTTCTACGACAAGAGGAACCAATCGGTATTCAAGGCCATATCCGGGCTATACAAGGAGAGAAAGCCCATAGACATGATGACGGTCACCCAAGCGATGTTGTCATCCGGAGATCTCGAGAGTATAGGAGGGCCGATCTACATAGCCTCCCTTACCTCCAAGATTGGGTCATCGGCCCATATACTGGACCACGCGATGATAGTCAAGGAGCGGTCCATACAGAGGAAGGGGCTAGCTATCGCCAACGACCTTGAGAACGCCATCTATTCCAACGAGGATATAGGGGACGTTCTTCACAAGGCCATAAACGGCTCAGAGACCCTCATGGAGGAACTTATCGGCAAGTCTAATGGCGAGCATATATCCAAGGCCCTTAAAGGCTCCATGGACGGTTTATACAAGCGTGTGGAGATGGCGAGGAAAAACATCCGATCCGGTGTTGACACGGGTCTTCACGACCTGAACAAGATCACGAACGGATGGCAGCCGGGGAACTTGGTGATAATAGCGGCTAGGCCCTCCATGGGAAAAACGGCCGTGATGCTTCACTTGGCCAAATCGGCGGCTAGATCCAATATCCCGGTGGCGATATTCTCGCTTGAAATGTCCGACATAAGCTTGGCCAACAGGTTGATCCTATCCGAGTGCGACGTAGATCCGGAACGGTTCAAGTCCGGGTATATGACAAACGAGGAGATCAACAAGGTAGAGACGGCAGTCAACGAGCTTTGGAGGCTCCCGATCTATGTCGATGACAACCCGTGCGTTACGATGGATTACATCCGCTCACGATGTAAGATACTGAAGAAGCAAGGCAAGTGCGGGATCATCATGGCCGACTATCTCCAATTGGCGGAGAGCGGGGAACGGGAAGGAAACCGTGAGCGGGAGGTAGCCAAGATGTCAAGGACCGCCAAGATCACGGCGAAGGAGTTAAAGGTTCCCTTCTTGCTCTTATCCCAATTGAACAGGGGAAACGAGGCCAGACCGGACAAGAAACCCCTCCTATCCGATCTTAGGGAATCCGGGGCTATCGAGCAAGACGCTGATATCGTAATGTTCATTCATAGACCGGAGTATTACAAGATCGAGGTCAAGGACAAGAACGGCAACGTAGAACGCAATTACGGAGAGTTGATCGTGGCCAAGAATAGAGATGGGGCAACGGGATTAGTTAAATTTAAGCATAATGACGGCATGACCAAGTTCTACGATTACGGGAGTTGTGACAAGGACATGCCATTTTAAAAAACAAATCATGGAAATAATCAACAGGCTGAAGAACACCCCTACCGGTTTGATCGTGTTGGTAGGAGACATGAAAATTATCGTGGAAAAGTACAGGCCGTACTATAACGGCCAGAACAAGATCCCGTGCAGGGGATGCGTCTTCCGGGACGAGGGAGCGAGATTTTGCGAATACAGCAAGGCTTGCATGGCCCATCTGAGGCCGGATCACGAGTCGGTGGTGTTCGCTAAAACAAATAAGGTTTAATCATTCATCATAGTTGAAAGCTGCATTCATCTATGATGAGAGATGATCTAAAATCAAATAATATATGAAATACATAGATTTTTTAAAAGGAAAGATGGCCATTAGCCATAATACAGGATTTGAGATTAAGCCGGGCGAATTAACAACCTCACTCTATCCTCACGTGAAAGATACCGTTCGTTGGGCGGTAGCCGGTGGTTGCAGAGCTATATTCTCCAGCTTCGGTATGCAAAAGACAGTCACCCAGCTGGAAATACTCCGGGTAATCCTGAACCATAAAGGAGGCAAGGGGTTGATCGTTTGCCCTAAGCGTGTGGTAGTCGAGTTCCTAACACAAGCGGAACAACACTTGCGCATGAAAGTAACCTATGTACGAACAATGGCTGATGTGATGATATGTCCGACCGATATCATGGTGACAAACTACGAGCGTGTTCGCGACGGTGAAGAAGGGGTTAGGATAGATCCGGCGTATTTTACTGTCACTTCACTGGATGAAGCAAGTGTACTTCGAGGATTCGGGACCAAGACCTATCAAGAGTTCCTCCCCTTGTTCTCGGATGTGCCTTATCGGTTTGTCGCCACGGCCACACCTTCACCCAACAGATACAAAGAACTAATACACTATGCCGGCTATCTTGGCGTGATGGACACAGGGCAGGCTCTTACGCGATTCTTTCAGCGTGACAGTACGAAAGCGAATAACTTGACACTTTATCCGCATAAGGAAAAGGAGTTTTGGTTGTGGGTATCCACATGGGCTTTGTTCTTAACTAAACCATCTGACTTGGGCTATCCGGATACTGGTTATGAGTTGCCGGAACTCCGTGTGCATGAAGAGATCGTGAGTGTGGACAATTCTACGGCTGGTACCGACCGTGACGGACAAGTGAAGATGTTCCGTGAGGCAGCTCTAGGATTGGCAGATGCGGCAAAAGAACGTAGGGACAATATGGAAGAGAAGATTGCCCGTGTGGTGGAAATCATCAACCGCCCAGAAAACAAGGACGACCATTTTCTTTTGTGGCATGATTTAGAATCTGAACGAATAGCCTTATGTAATGCGATTCCAAGCTGTAAGGCCGTATATGGTTCGCAGGATGATGAAGATGCCGACAGGGTGATATCCGACTTCAAGGACGGTCGGTTGAAATATTTGGCAGCTAAACCGGAGATGCTTGGTGAAGGTCTGAACTTCCAGTACCATTGTCATAAAGCAATCATGTTCATTGACTACCGCTTCAACGATAAGTTCCAAGCGATAGCCCGTATATACCGCTTTATGCAGCAGCATCCCGTTGATCTCTATCTGGTCTATGCCGAAAGCGAGGGTGAAATATTTAAGAGCTTCATGCAGAAATGGGCACAACACCGGGAAATGGTTTCCAAAATGACCGACATTGTCCGTGAAAACGGTCTGTTCGGTTTACAGGCCGAGGAAAAGATGATGCGTTGGATGTTCGCCAGTCGGGAAGAGAAATCCGGCAAACTGTGGAAGGCAATCAATAACGACAATGTCCTTGAATGCCAAAAGATGGAAAGTGACTCTGTGGACCTGATTGTAACCAGCATCCCGTTCTCCAACCACTATGAATATACGCCTACCTATAACGATTTCGGGCATAATGAGAGCAATGATAAGTTCTTTACACAGATGGATTACCTTACACCGGAGTTAATGCGTATCTTAAAACCGGGTCGGTTAGCCTGTATACATGTGAAAGACCGTGTATTGTTCGGCAACGCCACGGGTGACGGTATGCCAACTATCGATCCATTCAGTGAAATGACAGTATTTCATTACATGAAGCATGGCTTTCGTTATATGGGCCGTATCACAGTAGACACGGATGTAGTGAGGGAAAATAATCAGACCTACCGTTTGGGCTATACCGAGATGTGCAAGGATGGCTCCAAGATGGGAATCGGATGCCCTGAATATGTATTGCTTTTTCGCAAGTTGCCTACCGATACCTCCCGTGCTTATGCAGACCAGCCAGTCACGAAGGACAAGAGCGAATACTCGCTGGCCCGTTGGCAGATCGATGCCCATGCAAGTTGGAAATCCTCCGGCAATTCATTGTTGTCATACGAAGATATGAAAGGCGCCGGAATAGATAAGATTCGGCATTTGTTCCGCAACTACGAACGTGAGCATATCTATAACTATGAGGAACATGTGTCGTTCGCAGAAGAGTTAGAGGCATACGGGAAATTACCCAAAACATTTATGGCCGTTGATCCTGTAAGTAAAAAAGATTGGATATGGGATGATGTCGTCCGGATGCGTACGCTCAATACGAGGCAGTCACAAAAGAAGAGACAGAATCATATTTGTCCTCTTCAGTTAGATATCGTTGAAAGGCTGATTGAACGGTATTCAAACAAGGGGGAATTGATATTTGACCCGTTCGGAGGTATCGGTACCGTTCCTTATTGCGCTGTCAAGTTGGGACGTAAGGGCTTGTCTACCGAATTGAATTATGATTATTGGAAAGACGGACTTACTTATCTACGGGAAATTGAGATGGAGGTAAGCGCGCCGACATTGTTTGACCTAATAGCGATGTAATCATGAGAAATAAAGAACTAATCGCTCTATTACAAGAGCAAGACCCGGAAGCGGAGGTAATGATCCGCACGTCCGACGATCAATATTACTACGATTTAGTGGACGTGTTCACGGATAAGGATGGGGATGTCATAATACAGGAGGGATAAATATGGAAGAGAAAATAAAACAATGTCCCGAGTTCCCCTTTTTCGGCGCATCTTATCCAGACGCAATATGCTGTGACGGCTATCTATGGGATCTTGACTCATATGATAGCGAGGTTGGGGGATTGACCATAGGCGGGGATGCCCCCTGCCCTTTCTGCAAGACCGAGGAGTTTATAGAGTACGATCCTTTTGGTTTATTATACGTAGGGAATGGCAAGGAGAAAACACGTGAATGGTATTTATCTTACATCGAAAAATTGAGGGAAGATATAGATAATAAGAAATATTTTAACAACGAATTATAATATGAATCAAATTTGCACGAATAAAGAACAATCATCCCGGCTATTAGAGGCCGGGGTGAGACCGGATACGGCAGACATGGTTTTACTATATGTTGACGATGAAAGTAATATAGCACCATGGGAGGATATCCGTAAAGACGAAAAAGGAAAGTTTTTCTATAATGTATACGGAGAGACATACACTTTGACAGAAACTATACTTCTTAGAGATAGCCAGTATTACGATCGTTCATACCAAGACGATTGCCCCGCTTGGTCTCTATCCAAGCTGATAGACATGATGCCTCCAGCTATTGATAGATTAGGTACGCTTTATTTATGCGCAGGATTAAACGCTAAAACATATAATGCCGATAATAAGGTGAAGGATCATCAATACAGCATTGAATACGGGGTAAACTATACATCACATAGATATGATGATCCGATTGAAGCATTGATAGAGACTATCGAATGGCTTATCAAGGAAGGACACCTTGACAATAAATACCTAGCGGTTAAATGCGGCGATTGCCTACTTATCGAGGATGAAGACGCAAGCGGGGACGCTTGGTGTGCTTTCCATCAAAAACTGGTAAGATGCGATAGTAGAGCTTGTGAGGATATTTTAAAGAAAGGAGTACAAAATGCGTGAGATTAAATTCAGAGGAAAAAGTACGACAAGCGGGAAATGGGTACATGGTATGCTTACGACACTAAAGGATTTAGGGGCAGAAAAGCAAGATATGATAATCATAAAAAAGGAAGGAGTATTCAATGAAGGCTCTGCCTCTCCGTTTTTTATGGAATGGGATTACATTCATAAAGACACCGTAGGCCAGTTCACAGGCTTAAAAGACAAGAGCGGAAAGGAGATTTACGAGGGGGATTTAATAAAAGCTCCAAGCGGACGTATTTATGCCGTTATATTCTCAACATGGAAACATGAAGAGAAAAGAGATTTTCCAAAAGTAATCGACTTGTATGAACATACAGGATGGTGCATATCCCTAGATGGGGTTAATCCATGTGAACTGCTAGACTCAGAGGTGTGCCAAGGAAGTGTTATAGGCTCAGTGTATGACAATCCCGAACTACTGAAAGGAGGTAACCATGAAAGCAACATATAATACCATCGATTGGGAACAGCGTAGGTACGAGCTTGCTAAAAGCGCCATGAATGGTATTTTAAGTGATGAAAATGAGGTGGGTTATGCTTGTTCTGAGGTAAAATACGGGGAAAACGAAAAACATACGATTCCAAAGGCTATCGCTCAATATGCAGTTGCTTGCGCAGACGCACTGATAGATGAATTGAGGAAAGGAGGTGAAAAATGAAAGCAATAACTATTAAACAGCCTTGGGCATCCTTGATAGTCCACGGTATCAAAGACATTGAGAATCGTACTTGGAGAACTAACTATCGTGGACGTGTGCTTATTCATGCTGCTGGTTCTCATGGTAAAAAGTTTAGCGTCGATTTAACTGATGCTCAAATGAAGGCTGCATTTGGTACGATTGCTAAAGAAACAATGTTTGGTAATCTGCCTTTTGGTACAATCATTGGCAGCGTAGAGATTGTGGATTGCGTAGTAAATCATTCATCCATTTGGGCAGAGAAAACAGAAAACTACACAGTCGGCATGAATCCTAAACTGCATGAGAATATTACAGGCAGAAAGGTTGTCTATAATTGGGTATTGGCAAATCCTGTAATGTTTGACAAGCCGATAACAGGCGTGAAAGGCAAGCTTTCGTTTTGGGAATTTAAACAATAAGTATTTCAATGGAAAGAAATATTGATATGGGACAGACGATAGAGGAAGCGGCTCATTTATTTGCTGAAAGCAGGAGTAGCGGTAGTGCATTCCCTGCGTATTATCAGGGATTTATAGCAGGTGCCGAATGGCAGGCAAAGCAATTCCCGTGGATAAGCACAAAAGATAAGTTACCTGATGATGAAGATCTGGTAATAACTGGCTGCTGGTGTACTGATTATTTTAAATACTTACAACAGGGTTGGTATTGCAGAGAATGTAATGAATGGTATGATACTAATGGTGATAAAATTTGTGTTACCCATTGGATGCCTATACTCGATCTGAGGAATAGTATTAACCGAGCCTTCCCTTGAAGGCTCATAATTAAAAAAATATATGAAAGCTAGAGAATTAGAAAAAAACTCACCATCGTTAGATCAGATATATAATACCTTAATTCCGCAGCATAAATTCTTGTAAGAACTCCAAGTGCCTGAGAAACAAAGTTCTCAAAACACTTGGATATGTCAGAAA